GATGGTTATATGGGCGATTTTTTAAGGGGTAATGTAGGGATTAATCAGCTAAAACCCCAGCATGAATTTTTTGATGCTATTGGGCTAGAAAAAGTATTGAGGGGTAATACCCAATATCACTTTGTTCTCACATTATCAGAAGCTCAAAGCATTATTGAGGATATCAGCCCCCGCCGTCCACAAAGTACAAGTTATGGATATGCATTTGCAAGAGGTATGGACGAAAAACATCTAAGTTATGAAGAAGCATTTGCAAGAGGTACGGACGCAGGCAACAAGATAAAAAATCCTATGGCACATGTATTTTCTGTCACTGATCCTATTTCCACTTATGCGGGAAATATCTATGATGCGCATGGGTTTTCTGAAGTTTGCAGAGAGTTTAAGAGCTTGGGCATTAAAGCTACAGAACATGTAGGAAAAAATGGGGAAAAGTATATTCACATATCAGGGCATGCAGGTCTTAGGAGTCGTATCATGGGGACACGCTATCGTGCCAAAAATCCCCAAATGCTTGGAATGGGAATAGGGCAGCAGGGGCTTAATGCAAGCGTTGTTAAAGGTGTTAGATTTTGTATTGTATTTTCGATTGTCTATAGATTGATAGAAAGTATTTTTAAGGATGAATATACGCTAGCTGATTTTATCGGAAACATAACAATGGATATGGCTAAAACAGCTATTGTTGCTGTTTCCTCTTGGGCTGTCGGTTCACTTTTAACTGCCACTGCTTTGGTAGGTGGAAGTATTATTGCTGCTGCGGTAATAGTTCTACTTGCTGGTTTTGCAGTAGCTTATATTTTAGATTCTCTTGATAAGAAATATGGGATAAGTGAAAAATTAATAGCACTTTTGAAAGAAGAAATGAAAAGAAAACCAAGAACACCGGAAGCAGACTTACAATATTTTTTTAATGGATTAGGAAGGTTTAGGTGAATAGTAAATACTTTAAAGTATTAGGTGCGATAATATTATTATTGTTAGTAATATTTATGATTGGTTTCATCATTGATGATGCTGTTTCATTAATATTAATGAAAGATGAAATAACATTTTCTGCCACTGTTGTCATGGTTGTTATGTCTTCACCTCTATTATTTTACGCGTTTTCAGGCTTTGTTTTTTTCTTTATATTTGATAGGTTACCTAAATTTAACAAGATAATTGTTAACTATCTGGTTAGATTAGCAATTTTATCATTTATCATCAGCTTACCTGTCTCTTTTTATGTTAACTATAAGTTAAAAAGTGATGGTTATCTGACATGTGATAAAATTTCATGGATGTCACCTACTACTTATGTTAAAGACATTAAGTTATGTAAGTGAAAACTTTTGTAAATATCCCGTCCTCATGTTTCCGCAAGTTTAGACCTCCTATGTTGAGGTCTTTTTATTATACTTTTCATAGATATATTAAGAGATGGCACTCAGACGTGAGCCGCCATCAGGCCGTTTAAACAAGCTGCGGGAAGCAGCCTGTGAGACGCAGAAAAAGATTATCCGGCCTGCCCCTCTTAGAGCTGGTTTCACGTCTTAACATTCTTGTTCACGGAAACCATGTCATGAAAAAGTTACTCAAATTACGCCAGCAAAAGACCATCCTGACCGAACAAATGCGTTCACTGCTCACCAAAGCCGAAACTGAAAAACGTTCACTCACCGAAGATGAAGAGAAACAGTTCGACGAATTACGCAGCCAGTCAGACGCATTGAACACAGAAATTACCCGTTATGAGTCACTGGCTGATGAAGAACGCAGTCAGGCAAGAAACCAGCCTGCCAGTGAAAAACTCAGTAATGATGAATTGCGCCACTATGTTCTGACGGGTGAAGCCCGCTCCCTATCTACGGGCGTTCCGTCTGAGGGTGGCTATACCGTTATCCCCGAACTGAACAAACAAATCATACAACAACTGACTGATGAGTCAGTCATGCGCCGGATCTGTACGGTGAAAACCACACGCAGCAACGAATACAAACAGTTGGTTTCTGTCAGGGGTGCCGCCGCCGCACACGGGGAAGAAGGTAAGGCTCGTAGTGAGACTGGCACACCCAAAATGGGAGAAGTCAGCATCAAGCTGTTCCCCATCTACGCTTATCCCAGAACTACCCAAGAGATTATCGATTTTAGCGATGTGGATATTTTAGGCTGGCTGACCGCCGAGATTGCCGATACCTTTATAGATACTGAAGAAACGGATCTTGTCAGCGGTGACGGCAGCAAAAAAGCCAAAGGTTTTCTGGCTTATCCCCGCGATGCGAAAAGCGACAAGGTGCGTGATTTTGGTACGCTGCAAAAACTGGAAGCTACTACGCTTGAGGCTGATAGCCTGATTGATCTGAAATTCTTGCTCAAAAACAAATACCGTAAAAATTCGGTGTGGGTGATGAATTCGACAACAGCCGCCAAAGTGCAGAAGCTGAAAAATGGGAACGGGGATTATATCTGGCGGGAACGTTTACAGGCGGGTGATCCCGATATGTTACTTGGCTTGCCTGTCCACTATCTCGAATTTATGCCGGATAACATCATTGGTCTGGGCGACTTCAAACGCGGTTACTTCATCGTTGACCATCAAACGGGCACTCGTACCCGCCCTGATAATATCACCGAGCCGGGATTCTATAAGGTACACACCGATAAATATTTAGGCGGTGGGCTGGTGGACTCCAACGCAATCAAGGTGCTGGAAATCAAAGCCTCTTGATAATCTTGGAGTTTATCGATGAAGAATGATTTTGAAATCCGTACCGCTTCATTATCTGCCAATAATAAGAAACTGACCGGTTATGTGATTAAGTGGAACAGCCGATCACAAATCCTGTGGGATGAATTTGTCGAACAGTTCGCCCCGAGTGCCTTTCGTGCCAGCTTAACAGCGGGTGCAGATGTCAGGGCACTGTATGAGCATGATCACATGAACCTGTTAGGCCGTACCACATCCGGCACATTGCAATTGAGTGAGGATGCCAGCGGATTACGCTTTGAGTTAACCCCGCCGGATACCCAATTAGGGCGTGATGTACTAGCACTGGTTGAACGTGGTGATATTTCCGGTATGTCCTTTGGTTTTCGTGCCATTAAAGATCAGTGGGATACCAGTCAAACACCATATGTCAGAACCGTCTTAGAAGCCGAACTGCGGGAAATCACCATCACCAGTTTGCCTGCCTATCCTGAAAGTGGCGTTGAAATTGCTAAACGCTCATTAAACGCAGTCAAGCCCTGTAATGTGGATTTGCGCCATTACTGGCTGCAACTGTCCGAGGTGTGATTATGTGGCCTTTTAAGCGTAAAGCCGCTGAGACTCGTAGTATAACCATTGATGAATTGTTTTCTCTGGCAGGCATACTTAATACTAAATCAGGCGAGTATGTTTCCCCCTCGACAGCCGAAGGTCTGCCTGCCGTGATGAACGCTGTCACAGTGATTAGTGAAGCGGTGGCGACCATGCCTTGTTACCTTTATCGGGTTCAGCACCAGAACGGTAAAGAATCCCGCGAATGGCTCAGTGATCATCCTGTCGATTATTTGCTGAATGAGTGCCCGAATGACTGCCAGACCCCGTTTCAGTTTAAGCGAACCCTGATGCGTCATTGCTTATTAAATGGCAATGCTTATGCGGTGATTGTCTGGGGACGGGACGGTCAGCCCCAATCCTTGCACCCTTATCCGCCATCAGCCGTGGTAGCGCAACGATTATCCGATCACCGCTTTGCTTACACTATCACCGAACCCTATAGCGGCAAGGTCAAAACCTACCTACAGGAAGAAATCCTGCATCTGCGCTATGCCACCGAAGACGGCTTTCTTGGGAGTTCCCCTGTCACCATCTGCCGTGAAACTTTAGGTCTGGGACTGGCACAACAACGCCACGGAGCCAGCATCATGAAAGACGGCATGATGGCGGCGGGCGTGATTAAGGCTGCTGACTGGCTGGATGGCATTAAAGGCAATAAAACACTGGAAGCCCTCGAACGTTATAAAGGCGCTCGCAATGCAGGTAAGACACCGATTCTTGAGGGCGGGATGGAGTACCAGCAATTAGGCATGAGTAATCAAGATGCTGAATGGCTGGCTTCCCGTCGCTTCACCATTGACGATAAATCAGGTGTGATGTGCCCGAATGAAGCCCGTGAACGTGAGGGACTCTCTCCCCGTGAAGGTGGAGATGAATTCAGTCAGGCATGGAAGCAAACGGTAGAAATCAAGAAACAACCGGAGGGCAAGGCATGAGGGCAGGCAGATTGCGGCATCGTATAACTATTCGTAAAAATGAAAGTACGCGTGATTCGTTTGGCGGTATCATCAATAACTGGGTGGATGTTGCCACCGTCTGGGCAGAAGTCAAGGCCATTAGCGGGCGGGAGCGGGTGGCATCCGGCGCAGTGTTCTCAGAAGCCACCGTGCGTATCTGGCTGCGTTATCGTGCTGATGTGACCACAGCGAACAACATTACCTATCACGGAGCAAACACCAGAGGGACGGCATTCGACATTATGGCGGTCATCCCCGATGCGAAACACACCCGCCTAGAGCTGCTTTGCAAGGGAGGTATATTCCGATGAGCCAGATTGAAATTCCCTTGAACGAAATCAAACAACATTGCCGATTGGATGAGAGCGATACCCTTGATGATACCTTGCTCATGGGCTATGCCGCTGCCGCGCTTGAAGTCTGCCAGCAACATATCGGTAAGCGGTTTAGTGACGATCTGGCTTTTACCCCTGCTATCAAGGTGGGCTGTCTGCTTTATATTGGCTTACTGTATGAAAATCGGGAGATGGTGACAGAAGCAGAACTTAAAGAAGTCCCTTTTACCATCAAGTCATTGTGGTCTGTCTATCGTGATGTGGGCGTGTATTAGATGCCGTGGCAACTTTTAAAGCGCTGTAGTTATCCGAGTTGCCGTGAACGGGTGAAGTCAGGCCGCTGTGAACAACACCAACGGGAAGCCCGACGGCAGCAGGACAAACAACGGGGAACCCGAACCCAACGAGGTTACAGTAACTAATGGGGACGCTATCGGCTGCAATACCTGAAAGCGAATCCGTTATGTGTCCACTGCCTACAGCAAGATATCTATGCCTCTGCAACGATTGTGGATCACATTATCCCGATACAGGGTGAAGCTGATGTGTTGTTCTGGCCTGAATCCAATCATCAATCGTTATGCCCGCCCTGCCATAACCGCAAGACCGTACAGACAGATCCTATCACCAAAGCGAAGCGCAAACAGAGTATCTATCAGGAACGGGAAACAGAAGCGGCAAAACATCGCGGTTGGCTCGTTGCAGAATAATAACAAAATGAAATAGTGGGTTGGGGGTATTAAAAATGACAAACGCGCTTCTCAGCGGAACCGACTCCCTCCTTCAATTTTTACGCACGGCAATTTTTTTGAAAATAAATCACAAGGAACAGAGAACATTATGGCAAGAGCACCCAAACCTCCCAGTTATCTGAATGACATTGCAACCAGCCAATGGAAAGCTAAAAGCAAAATCTTAAACGAGCGGGAAGATTTAAACGCCGCCGACTGGAACAATTTAGAACTCTACTGCGTTAACTATGCCATTTACCGAAAAGCCGTGGCAAATCTTGATATTCGGGGCTTTAGTATCGTTAACAGTCAGGGCAGCGAAAGCCGCAATCCTTCACTAAGTGAAAAGACTGATGCCGAAAAATCATGATAAAAATGTCGGCGTTGCTGAGTTTTGATCCCGTATCACGGCGGAAACATCTGGTGGAAACGGAAGAAGAGGACGAGTTAGACCGACTATGA